GGGGTTAACAACGTAAACATTTGGAGAAGCGTCTTCTTTGTATAATATATCAATTTCTACAACATCTTTTGGTGTTGTTTGGTTAATAAAATCTTTTACAATAACAGATTTAGCTCTATTAGTCATACCTATATTATAACCTTTTTTAGGATGATAATCAAAACCACCTGGAAGAAAAGCTACTTGAGAAAAAGGAGAATAAGCAGAATATTCTCCATCTTCATATTTATATCTATAAGCAAATCTTGGAAACTTAAATTCAAATAACTTTTCAGTAACATCAAATAAATCAATAGCATATTTTCTAGAAGTTTCTCCAGTTATCGGTCCTGGAGGAAATCCACTGATAGAATCTATTTCTATTTGAATTGTTACAGATCCAGAAAAACCGCCAGGTTCTGGCACAAACTTACCATTAAGAATAGAATTATGTTCCCAATCTATAATTTTACCTTTTAATCTATAATCTGTTATAGGTAAACTAGGAGCGTCACCATCATCTGTAAACTCTTTTAAAACAACATCATCACCAACCTTCCAGTCAAAAGAAAAATTACCTAAACCACTATTACCATTAATGTCTTCGTTTATTTTTAAACGAATAACACTGCCGGGTTGTGTAGATGAAAAATCATAATCATTATTACTTATTATGTCGTTATCTGGATCTGGATTACTAATAGTTGCGCTAGGATCAAAATCATTAGCTACACGAACTATACCAGTATAAGTTCGATCTTCGCTTCTACCCGGAATTAAATCTACAGAAGGAGGAATTTGAGGTGATTTTTTTATAAGTGTTATATGATCCTCTTTTATAGGTACATGCGTGTTTTGTGTGTTATAGTTTAAAAGATCGTTAATTAATAAAGTGTGTCTATTACCGTCAGGATATGTGCCTTTTATACTACGAGGTATATTTATTTTTTTAGGTTCAGTTCCATCTTGGCCTACACCATCTACCCACAATAGCATATCATCTATAATATTTATACCAGTAATCATTTTATTATGCTCGTAGTTTAACACTCTGTCATGAGAAAAGTATAAATAATCAAACCCAGATGAAAGATCTATGTTTTTATTTAAAGATATAAGATTTTCGCCAAAAGCTGTAGATTTATTAGTGTTAGTGTTATGAACAAATAAAGTAAACGTTGTATTAGGTGGCCCACTTCTACCAACACCAATTGCTGGAGGCACCATAGCGGCTGAGGTTCCACATTCTACTATAGCAAATTCATTATCATAAACCACGGGTACAACTCCTAAGTCAGGTGGATCAACACTAGTTGGAGATATACACCCACTATGTCCTGAATTAGCAGGAAATTCCGTCCAAATAGTATTAGGTTGAATACGAACTTGAATATCTGGATCTAATACACCATTAGGATAAAATATATTATATATTTCGTTTAACCAAACTGAGTTTTGTGGTAATGTTACTATATTATTAACACTAATTGAGGTTGGGTTTGAGAAAAATCTAATATTTGTTTTTACCGCATTACCAGCAGAAACCGGAGATGTTAAATAATTTGGTTGAGAAGTTGTAAATAAATGATGTATTGGTTGTTGATAATTAACCCCAGTAGTTGGATCTATCAAAGCTTGTGATAGTGTTATTCTAACAACAGGTTCTTCATTCATCTGTTGATTATTTGTATATACTGTAGGTTGAGAGATATGAGTAACGTAAGCATGTGTAGATTGGCTCAGACCAGAAACAGCAACACCATTGATATCAGCAATTTCAGGTGTTAAAAATTCTAAAAAATTAGTTGTTCCAACGTTTGATCCATGAAAAGCAACATCAATATAATCACCGACAGATAAACTACTTGGAAAATCATGTTGATATATGTATATTTTATTTTGAGCAGTACCAACACCGGCTGATTGTGTCCCTACCACTTCACCTGGTGAACTACCAATAAGAGCTACAGCACCGTATTGTTCAAAAACTGGTGCCAAAGGTATTTGATCATAGTTTAAAGCGTATGGGGTTTCTATTTCAAACAAAGAACCCACACTTGTTACCTCAGCGGTTGTAGAAGTGTTTCCTGAAGCTGTAAAACCTTGTACTTGCATTCCTGTAAAAACCTCGCTTAATAAAGAAGGGTCTTTTAACGATAAAGTATTTGTATTAGTATTTTCTACAAATTGAATAGAATCTCCAATAGTAGTTTTATTAGATACAATTAAACCGTATTTATCAACAAAAACAGGTTGACAATAACTTGGTGTTTTACGCATTATCATATCTTTAAGTCTAATAGGTAATAAATTTTCACTTATTACGTTTCCAGCGTTAAGATATGTCGATAAATCATCTATGCTAACTTCAGACCCTTGTATTATGGATTTACCACCTGAAATTAACCAATATAAATTATCATTTTTTTCATCTGATATTGATCCAACTACTTTAGAACCAATGGGTATAGAAGATTGTGGATTAAAATTAATATTCTCTTCATCCTGCTCAAAAACATAACTAGTACAACCAGCTTTATTACCTAAAATATTTTGTACAGTACCAACATTAGACTCTTCTGATGTTGACACCTGTATGTTCATTGCATCTCTATATTCTCCATTAGGAACAAGTCTCTCGTCGAGATCCTTATTCATTTTACCACCGGTAAAATTATGCTTAGTTTCTGGCATGTACTAGTGTTTTATATGTTTTGATTTACCTCTTAAAATTTGAGTGATTTCTTCTAATTTAATATTAGATAGTCTTAATTTAGCTTGACGTATAGCTGCGCGTCTTTCTTTTTTGTATCTTGCCACTTGGTATTCTGGTATATTAGCTTTTGTTGATAATATAGCATGCATTAACCATTTGTACATAGCTTCTTCAGCGAATTTATGTACAACCATCTCTTCATCAGTACCTAAACTATCGCTAATATATTTTAATATTACAGTTCTTCCAGATATATTAGAACTAAAAAATATTTTACCTCTCATACAATCTATAAAATAAGATCCATTTACTTGAGCGTGTTGAGGGTCTAAACCATATCTTTCACCTTCATTTGGCCAATAACCATGATTCTGATAATCTTGATAATCGTTTATATTATTTTCAGCTCTTTTATGAGATTTAAAATTATCCCAAGTTCTAGATCTACCAGTTTGTAAAGTTGATAACTCTCCATCACCATCAATGGTTGTCACAGATAAGTCGGTTACACTTTGAGTTATTGTTTCTTGAGAATTAGCATTATTAGAGCCTGCTTCAAAAAAGTGAAAACTTCTTATAACTAAATAAACTGTACTGTAACTAGAAACATCAATAGAAGTTCCTTCGTCAACAGAGAGTTCTTTTGTACTACTAGCACCATCAGTTGAATAATCAAATTCAAGAACACCTAAACCATTACCACCACTAGAGTTAGGATCACCATAACCAAAATCTCTAAAAACTCTTGCTCCAGGTAAACCACTAGGATTATTGCTATAATGCGGTGTTGTTTGATTTGCTACACTTCCTGTTATATCTGAAGCTTCTATACCTACTGACAAGATACCATCTTGAATACCACTTGGGGTGCCAGTAGAGGTGGTTCTAGATATAGCAGCTGAAGGATTACCAGTAGCTTTTAAACTTATTTCTGTTACACCCGCCACGTCTAAAACTTGCACACAGGTGTATAAATTAGATAAAGGTGGAGATTGTGTTGCTCCAAATTGATTTCTAAGATGTTGATTAAACTGGACGCCATTACTAATAGTTGTTATTGTGTCTGCTTTATTTGGAATAGTATGACCTCTTACATTGCTTTTAAGCCAACCGTCAAAAGCATTAGAAAAATCACCATTTATAAGTAACTCTCTATCCGCTTTAAAATAATAACCGCCATCATCATCTTGCTTTATAGGAAATGGATTTGATGTTTTAGAAGTAGGATATATTAAATGTTCTATACCAGAACTATCAGACCAAGTCATTTTTACATAATTAACATAATCTTGAGGTAATATCATTTGAAGTGTATTTGGAACTACTATTTCTTGTGTTTTACAAGATTTAAAAGTATCAAAAGATAATTCTTGTAAGGCTCTTTGAGCATGAAAAGCAACATCAACTCTTCTAGCTTTAGAAATAATTTTATCTTCACCAATGTAAGCAACCATAAAGTTGTTTATTATATCATCTAACGAAGTAAATTGATAACTACCTAATTTTTCACCAACATTTTGGTAATATAATTGTTGACTTTTACCTTCTAATAATCCCATATTTTATTGTTTTTCTTTTTGCGCCTTACTTTCTTCCATGTTAAGAGCTGTTTGAGACAGTCCTGGTTTATTAAGAGTAACACCGGCAAGTTTTAATATTTTATAAACTAATTCTGTTTCTTCGGATTTATGTAACTCAAAATTAACAGAACTAGTAGCATCCCATATAGCTTTATTACTAACAACAACATAACCCCATCTAACATCTGCCAATTTCCTAATATAACTTAAATTTACTTGTCCTGAAGGAGGTGGTTGTAATATTATCTTATTATCTACAACATAGTATATTGGGCGATTAACCGTAGGTTTTGTTAAATAGCTATTTGCCATTTGTTTGTATTCTTTATAATCTATCTCTTCAAATCTAATATCTTTCATTCCGCCACCATACCCTGTATCTTCAACATTGTTATAAATACTACCAACTCTATAAAAATCAGTTGGCTTTACTACATGTACCCCCGCAGTACCACCAGCTGTATTAGCACTAACTGTTTTTTTAAATACACCTAATTTTTCATCTAAAAAACCTAGCATATCTGAATATTCTGTAGAGTTGCTAGGTACTCTACTAAATTGTGATATATCGTAAAAATATTGTTCAAATATTTCATATTGAGCTTGGTTAGCAAATAGATTAAATTCTTGAGGAGTTATATATCCTCTTTGCTCTTTGTTTGCTAAAGCTAAAACTCTTTGATATACTGTATCTATATTTACCATATTTTATCTATTATAAGGAAATAATCTATTTAAAGTTTCTTTTCTATCAGCACAACCACAATCCTTACCCGTGACTTTACTAACCTTCTCAACAACTTTTTTTATTCCCGTTGCTTTTGTAATTTTTTCTATTGTATCGCCTAATCCTTTAGATTTATTTTTTTCCATATAATTTAAATTTGTAGTTACGATCGCCCCGTAGGGCGACCGCTCTACAGTTTGATTAAGAATTTAATCTTTTTTCAATATTGGAATAAATTTCCATACCTTCATCAGTTTTAAACCAAGCGGCTAAAGCTGAATAAGGGTGTTCATCAAAAGGAACATTCATTAGTTTTCTATTATTAGAACCCCATGAAAAAGTTCTTTGATCAGGAGATAATCTTAATATTCCCATTTCAGTAGCTTTAATACCAAAATTTCTAAGCTGAACATTTTCATCATTAACTAATTCTAAGAATAATTTAGGGTTTTTCTTAGCATATACTAGTAAATCTCTTCTAAGCTCCTTAGAACTCATATTAGATACCTCAGAGCCTTTTTCTACACGTAACACAGCTTCTGCCATATCAATATCTAAGTTTCTAGCAGCATTTAACGCTTCTATCTCTAACTCTATAATTTCTACTTCACTTTGCGCTTGTAATTGAGGTTTGTATTCCGTGTATATGTTCTTTCTAGCTGGATGGTATAAAGACAGTAATTTTTGTAATGTTTGTTTTTCTCTAGGTACGTATAAAACACCTTTTCTAAAAACAATATGAGATAATCTTTGATCACCTTTCATTTCATCTACAAAACATGTTCGTTGGTTTTCACAATATTTTAATTCTCTTTCATAGCCCTTTTGTTCATCAAAATAATAAACACCAGTACTCTTTATAGTTCTAGATAAAGATTTTCTACTTTTACCTTTTAAAAAATAACTTCTATTTTTTATTTCCCAACCATCTTCTGGATGAGATTTTGTTTTTAGTTTTGGAGGTTGCATTATTGGTATTTCAACTTTTGGTTTTTCCATAACCGGTGGAGTTGACTCCACTTCTGTATTTTTTGTTTTTTTTGCCATAATATAATATATAATAAAATTAATAAAATAAAAGGCCGAGGCCGAAGCCCCGGTCTTTTAAAAATAGTTTACTTCATTAACATAAAGTTGTTAGCACCTTGAGTAACTAAACATCTTTCAGATAAGAAGTGCATTTGCATTGCATCTAAATCAGATGTAGTAGCCCCAACAGAACCAGTAGTCCAAGTTTTCATTTTTCTACTTTCTGTTTGAGAAGCTCTATATCTAACGTGTAAGAATGGACGCTTCATGTTTTTACCTAACATTTCATCATAAACTGAAGAAACACCAGCTGGTATAATTATTCCACGAACCGCATCAGATGTTGCAGCTGTATTAATACCACCTCTAGTAGCTTTATCATTTAGATATTTCCAGTCAGATTTATAGAAGTCATAAGAACCTCTTCTAAAACCAGAGAAACCTAAATTTAATGCCATATCTTCTGAGTTATCAAACACTCCATAAGAAGTACCACCAGCTCCATAAGAATTCATAGAAGCTAGCATATCATCCATTGCTAAAGAAGTTGATCTATTTACAAACATCATGTTTTCTTCAATAGCACCTTGATTATCAAACTCTGCTAAGATAGCATCAAATTCAGCTAAATCAGTTGCTGGATTAACACCACTAACACCTGAAGTTAAATTACCTCTGTTTTCAACAGCGTAAAATAAACCATCCATACCACCTGGATTTCTACCAGATGAGTAATAAGCAGCGTCATCAGTTTCGCCAGCATCTAAAAGATGAGATTCTGCGTTTACTGGTTCAGCTTCAATACACATCATTTCTACATAATCATTGAAACGTGTTCTTGTATCACTAGCTGCCTTTAAATACCATAAGTAACCACCAGTTCCATCTTCATTAGAAACTTCAACCCAACCAATTTGAGAAGCATCAGATCCAGAGATCTCATAGTAATCCTTCATAATAACAGGTTTGTTACTAAATGATTTGAAAGTTGGTTTAACAGCTTTAGCTGATGAGTTAGCTGGTGTAATACCACCTAAACCAGTTGAACCTTTTTCCCAATCAGAACCAATAACTACAACTTGTGTATTTGCTAAAGTCGCAGATGATCCATGAAACGGAGCGTCAGCCCAAGTTTCCTCACCATAAGGTGCAATAGTAATAGCTGTACCATTAATTAAAACTACTTGACCAGTACCTGACCAACCAGCGTTAGATACTAAACACACATCATATAATCTTGCACCATGATTAGCAATAGTAAATCCATCTCCAGATACATTTCCATCACCATCACTAACTACAGTAAAAATGTTAGTGTTAGTTACTAATGATCCAATTAAAGATATGTGTAATCTAGCTTGCTCAGACCAAACTACTTGATCAGAAGCCATAGCTTCTTCAGCTCCTACTTGTGAAAGAAATCCTGAAATAGTTCTGTTTCCAAAAACCTCAGCTTCTTGCTCCATAAGCTCTGGTAAATATTGTTGACTCCAATCGTTAGAGCCACTTGTAAAATCGATATAATTTGAAACTAACGTTTGCTTCTGTGAAGCGGCAACGCTATTCAAATTAGTTCCTGCTGTAATTGCCATTTTTTAAATTTTTAAATTGTTATTTTTTATTTTTAATTTTAAACTTAAAATCAGAAGAATCATTACCTAACACTTTAAATTTTAAACCACCTGCCTCAATTTTTCCATGACTTTGTCTTGGATCCATGTTAACGTTTTTAGCTTTAGCAACACTATCTTTCATAGCATCGGCTTTTCCTTGTTCATAAAAGTGTTTTGCAACAGCATCAGCGTTCATAGCTGTATATAAAGATTTATGATAACCCACAGCGTCTTTTAAAGCCATTTTTTTATCCAAAAACTTTTTGGTAAAATTACTTAAATCACTTTGTGTGTTTTTAACCTCTTCAGCATTTTTCACGTTGAAACGATATCTTTTTTCTCCAACATTGTATTCAAAACCTTTGAACTTGTCGTTAAAAACATTATTTGTTTTTTGTGTAAAAATATCAGTATTCTGTTGTTTTTGTTTTTTAGTCTCTTCTGACTCTTTGTTGTATCTATTAAAGAAATCAACTGCTTTCTGTTGCTCACTTGTGAGTTTTGAACCAGCTTTAATATCTTCATAGTATTTGGACTTTTGCCCGTCCAAGTGGGCTTTAGCGTCGGCAACTTGCTCTTTTAACGCTAATTTTTTTCTTCGTATATCTCTTTCTTCATCAGCTTCTTCGTCGTAAGAGAACGAATCTTCCATAAGGAAGTTAATTTCTTCTTGGTTTAAATGAGGTTTTGTTTGTCTATAATATTCATATAATAAATTTTTATCATCTAACTTACTATAATCTTGATTAAGTTTAACATAATCCTCTAAATCACCACCAGTTTCCTTCATGAAGTCCATTAACTTTTGGATATTTTCAGGAAGAGGTTCACCAGTTTTTTCAGCTTCAGCAATAGCTTCTTCAACTTCTTCTTTTACTTCTTCAACTTCTTCTTTTACTTCTTCATCAGTAATTTCTTCTAATACTGACTCTTCTTGTGCTTCTGCTTCCGGTTGTACTTCTTCTTGTTCTTTTGGGGTGTCGGCATCTTCAGACTTTGGAGCCACTCCCTCGTCGTTAGTGTTATTTTCTTTAACTTCATCTTTTACTGGTTTTGGTGGTTTACTTAAATCTATCTTTATAACGCTATCGTCATCTGCAGATTCAAATTTACTTTTATCAACTTTTACCACGTTTTCATCACCTGGATCTTGTTGATTATTTGTTGTAGTTTTTTCAACTACTTCTTCTAATTTTTCTTCCATAATATAATATAATAATAATTAATAATTTTTATTTAGGTTCAAATGCACCTAAATCAAACCCGCCACCTAGTATATCATTACCTGCAGACTCAAAGTTTTTAGGTGGTTTTCCACTATTTCTTTGTTCAATCATCTCACTTTGTTGAGTTGCTTGAATTTTTGTTCTTTCGTCTTTTCTATCTTCTTTTTCTTTTTCTCTACTTTTCATGCCATCAACTTCTAAGTTTTTTAACTGCATATTCATCTCGAACTCTAAACGCATAAGTTCTTTTTTATGCTCAACTTCTTGCATCATTTTTCTAGCATCTAACTCTGCTTTAATTTGTTCTATTTCTGCTTTACCAGCATTAATAGCTTGGTTTTTTTGTATTTCGGCTTGAGCTGCTGCCGCTGCAGACTCTTGGTTTGCTTGAGCTTGAGCTTGTATGTTTTGCTGTTGCATTTGCTGATCTCTTTCCATCTTTTTCTGTCTTCTAATCTTTAACATTTGATTAGCTAACTTAACATTTTTAATTTCTCTAAGATCAATAGCATCTTCAAGATCTATTAGTTTTTGTTGCAAAGCCATTTGAATATTATTTTCTAATATTTGTTTTTCTTCTTCATCTGGTTGTAACTGTATAAATATTCCAAAATCATACAAATGTAAACTTGCCATTTCATCTAAAGTTGCTACATTATGAGCTCCAATTGATTGTATAAAGGCATCTGCTGTTGGAGAATATTCTAATATATCTGATATCCTAAGCGATAAACACTCAGCTACTTCTGCTGTTAAAAATAAACCAGACTGTAATATGTGTCTTGTTGCTGTATTACTATTAGCAGCGGCTAACTTTTGTACACCTACTAAAGCGTTTTTATCTGGCATACTACCATCTCTAGCTTCGTTTAATCCAGTTACATCTCTTATCATTTGTAAATAATAATTGTACGTTTGTATTAAACTTTGCATTTTAGCACCACCATTACTAGATTGTATTTCTTGAATAGGTACTTTACCTGGATTCATGTCTCCATCTTGTGTCATAGATCTACCAATAACAGAACCAGTTTGGAAGAACATGTTTAACGCTTCTTGTGGATTATAATTAGTTCCATTACCTAAATCTATCTCCGCTAATCCATCAGCATCCATATAAACACCATCTGGTATTAATCTAGACATTACTTGTTGTAATTTAAGATGTGTTAATTGAATCATATCAGCAAAACCGGTAATACGACCAACTAAAGATTCTATTTTACCATTATACATTCTAGGCGCTACAATAGAATAATTCATTTTAACTTTAGTATAGTTACTTTTAGGACGCATCATATTTTTTGACATTTCCCATTTAAGTAATTTATTTGTACCTAAAACTAAAGCTCCTTCATATAAGCATTCTATTGATCTTATTAATCTAGAATAACCCCCTTCTTTATCTTCTGGTGGATTAAAAGAATCATCTTTTCTTAATACTTTTTCAGAACCACTACCGGTTTGTTTTACTTTATAAACTTCATTCATATAAGTTTTATAATTAAAATATAAAACTTGAATTTTATTATTATCTTCTTTACCTGTAGAGTATTTATTATAGTTATCTTGATGGTGAGAGTTATTATTTATAATTTCTTCTAAATCACTTTGAGTAAGATGTGGGAATTGTTTTGCTAATTCATTTATTGGTATATACTTAACTTCACCAACATAATATATATCATCAAAATAAGGTGAATCAGTGTAAGAATATACTAAGTTAGCAGGATCAACGTAATCTATAGTAACACCTTCAGAAGTTGTAAAATTAGTTTTTACAGCGCCAATACCAAGTACTGTTAAATCGTAATAAAATCTTTTTTTAATTAATTCATAATTATTTCCTTCAAACAATACTTTTAAAGCTTGCTCTTCAGCCAACTCTACAGATTGCTTATAATTTAACTGCATGTGTAATCCTAACTCTTCTTCTGTATCTGGCAATTCTTCAACGTTGTTTTCGTAAAGATCTATATTTAAATTAGATTTAACAGCTTCATTAAAAGTTCTAGTCTTCATGTCTCTTAATATAGACTCCATGTATTCTGTACGTTTTTGAACACCAAAAGGATCTTGCGAAAAAGCTTTTATATCATAAGTTCTCTCAGCAATACCATTAACTACTATATCTACAAATTTAGGTATAATTGGAACAGGTGTCCAATCTAAATTAAGATAGGACAAATCACCGTTTATAGATAACTCATCCTTGTACTTTTGTATTGATTGTTCACCTCTAGCGTACAATCTTAATTTATGAAAATTATTTTGATTGTCTTTAAATCTTTTTAAATTTCTATCATTATTAAACCATTCTGTTTCGATAGCTTTTGCTACTTTTAAACCATAATCATAACTAATCTTTTCAGCATCACTTACGACTTGACTTGGAAAATAACTTTTAATGCCAGACTCTGCCATATGTATTATTTTATTATTTTAGACATACCTCCAGTATTTTTATACTTTGATATGTTTATGTTTAACTTAGGTTTTTCTACTTTTGCATTTGGAGCATATAAATGTCTATTATTAGCCATTATAGCC